GTCTCTGCTTGTGCCTACCAATTGAACGTTTCGCAACCTCCGCCGTCCTGCCCGGTATGGAGGCCGACAGCCCTCTCGCTTACGAGGCCCAACAGGGCCGCATCGACGAGGCTGAGCTCAAAATGTGGGTGCAAGCACCTAGTGTTTTCAAGTTTCCTTTTCTAATTCCAAGAAATACTTTAATCAAGCATCTGAATGTCGCATTTCCTGGCTCGGTCTTTGCCAGCACCGCCAATCGGTCACACGACCATCCTGGCTTGCACATTTCCAGACACCTCCTCGAGGACGCCATGATCCGTAAGGGCAAGTCCGCCGGCATCCAGTCGTTCGCTGATGTCGGTGGCTGCGTGCATCGTCACGCGCAGCTCCTCAGAGGCAACGTACACTCGCTACGACCCGTGCTCGGGCCCGACGATGCAGTTCGTTCGCGGTTCGATCTCCAGCACGGTAGCGCCAATATGTGTCGTCACAAACTGCACGAGTGCGAGCACGTGTCCCTCATGGATGCGTTGTTGTTCACACACTCGCTGTACTACGTCAGCCCTGCTGAAGTGTTGCAAGCGCTTCACAAGTGTCGAAAGGGCATTGCATTTGCCCTGGTGCACGAGTTCGCCGATGCGGTCGGCGAGCTGCCACCGGGAGCGCCTGAGGCGCGCTATGTTGTCGATGAGAACGACACGGTCACGATGACCACGCGGAGTGGCACGTATGTGCACCCCAACCTCCGTTGGCTCGTGCGCGGCCATTACAACGATGGCCGCACCGGCATGTCCTGGTCGAAGGTCATCGTCACGCACTGCTCGTCGGTGTACTGCTTCACGACCGACGTTGTACGCCCAATGGCCCCGTTGCCCACGCCCCGGCTGCTGGACCTAACATCCGTCGACTGCCCAACCGGCATGATCGACATCCGTGCCCTGCCTGTGCGCCAGAGCGACGTGCCCATGTCGCGGTTGCGAACGCTCTGGCTCGACCTCGATGTGCATCACGCGATCGTGGGGCCGTCCAACCTATCGATGTTTGCCGGCACGAAGCGCGTTGTCGCTCCTCGCCAGTTCTTTGGCCTCGTCGCGCTCCGCACACTTCACCGCGACCGTACCTCAGGAGTCTTTGGTGCCGCCACTGAGGCCGCCAAGCGCGAGATTGCACGGTTCAACATCAGTCCAGATGACGCGCACGTGACCATACGCGCCGCGGTCGG